CCTATCATCCCAATTCTTGTCATCCCCACTTTTCTTACGCGCTTCATTTCTTTTACACATGTAAACCATCGCAGATGTTTTTTTAGAATGAGAAGTTTCCCCTAAGGTAGAAGACTCCGTAATACTAGTGTGAGTTTTTGGTTCTCTGGGAACAGCGTGACATTTTTTAGTTTCATCATCAGGATTAGGTCTCTCTTCGATCATCTTTCCGATATTATCATTTATATTCTTATCCTTTTCCGCATCATCTTTACCTTCCACCCCGCATTTCTTAGTATAATTTTTTTTACAAAACTCGTCACCTAAAACATTTTCTCTTATATTTTTTACTAAAGCATCCTTAGTATGTGCTTCATCACAATAGAGATCCACTAAATCTTTTTTAGCTCCAAGATTATTGCTGGCTCCTTCTCCTTGCCCTTGGCCTGCTCCTATGGTCTTGGTAGGGGTAATACCCTCCGTGTCCTCTGAGTATCCCCACGCCGCTCTGGTAAAGCCTCTATTTGCCATCACTACTAGAAGTAATGCTTTTACTCCATCTCCACTATCAACTATATTCCTAACAAAATCATCAGCTTGATCTTCACTCATTCCCATTGTAATTTGAAGTTGATTTCTAATAAAACGTATACGTTCTCCTGCCGCTCTCTCCCCTGCTCCAGTTATAACCTCATCATCGAGAGCAAGTTGTCCCACGGCAAAAGACTTTAAAATTTCATCAAAACTTACTCCCATTCCTCCAACTTTTGGATCTTCTTTACACTTCTTACCTTCTTTATTAGCTTTACTTTTTTCTTTATCGCCCAAAGGCACCTCTTGTGGATTCACCTGTCCGTACACCCATTGGGAAAGATCGTTATGATTCTTACCTTCCTCTAGCGGTGTACGGACCAGTCCCATGCACTCTTCCCACTTCCGTCTCACTTCTATGGCAGCTACTACACTAGTTTGTATTTTTTCAGCACACTTTCGTAGCTCATCCCCTTCGAGTCCTACGCAATCATGAACCATCGGAATATAAGTATCTATATTCTCCATAGCAACCCCTCTTTCATTCTCTGCTGCCATAGGAACTTCAGAAGAGGGTCTAACTACAGGGATTGGTGCAGCCGTAGAAGCTTCTCTTAATTCTTCAATATCTTTTCTTTGGTTATCATCTAAGGTTTCAACAGCAGCCCCAAGCCCTTCTGCTACAGGGTTATCTGTATTACACATACCTTTAGATAACTTATCAAACTGAATGCATCCAGTATCTTCATTTACTGTTATTTTATATTTGTTGATTAGATCATTAACTTCAGTAGTATATTTATGGGATTCCTGTCCTGCCAGATCTCCTTGCACCTTTACGGCTGTTGTAATAAATTCTTTAACACCTTCTCCAAATTCTAGAAGTTCCTCTTCTGTTAAGTCGGTAGATTTTCTAGTATTCTCAACAATATCAGCGAGCAAAGCTTCGTTATCACCAAATCCAAACTCTGATAAAGCTTTAGAAACCTCCCCAAAATTTGCATCAACCTGAGCTTGCTTCTCTAAGTCTTCTTCCTGTTGAGCTAGTTCTTCTGGAGATAGGGCTTCACCAGCAGCGTCTTCGTCTTTCCCACCCTCTCCAGCTTCAGGTTTAGCCATATAAACTTGAATAGTTCCCGCCTCTCCATCTTCTTTTTTATAGGGAATAGAAGCTGGACTCTCCTGGGAACTGCCTTTTGCTAACGTAGGAAGGTTAGCTACATTGTCTGGACCCATTGAGCCCAGTATTTTACTGGCTGTCTCATTGTCAGTCCGAGGTTGACCATCCTTAAAAATAGTTATAGGTCGTCCAGAGTCTCCGTACCTACCGATGATAGTATCACCACCTTTTTCAAGGGAGGCTTTACTTCTATCTATATCTCTCTGCCGTTCAGCTTCAGTAATAGACTTAGAAGAGAGCTTAAACTTTCTCTTCTTGAGCTGATCGTAATTTTCTAGTAAAGCGTAATAATAGTCCATGAGTACCTTATAATAGGAAAAAGCCCAGCCCAGAAGAATCCAGGCTGGGCTTAAATTAATCTTTTATTTGACAGAAACTGTTAACTACTAGTTAAAGCACCGCCAGGAGCGGCCTCACTAGAAGAAACATGCTCCATGAAATCATACTTAAAGGTCATTTCAATAGTGTGGAAATCGTTCTGACCGTAGTTGTATTCAGCAGTCTTCCAAGCCTGAGGATAAACTCCAAAGAATCTAGTTTCCATTAAAGGTTGCCCATGTGGATCCAAAGATACCAAAGTAGCCCGCTGAGCTTTGAAACCTCCAAGAGCACCAGTGCGACCGCTATTATACTTACCATTAGTTGGATCGTAAATAGCTGAGAACCACTGCCAAAGAAGGTTAGCAATTTGAGGTTGATAAAGGTTATCAAAGGTAACAGTAAGTTCTTCAGGACTAGCTTTACCAGGGTAGAAAACCTTATCATTTACACGATTTACTTCGATAGCCTCTGTTGAGAATCCCACAGCAGTTACTTGCTTAGCTCCTAAAGTAAGAAAATCTTCTCCAATAGTGGCTCCAGCAGCTCTCACTACTTCGGGAATATCGAAGTGCATTTCAAACTGATAAGCTCGTACAGAATCTAAACCTTCTGAGATTAAAGGTAGTCCATTCTCTAGGTTATTACGGTATGCATCATTTCCCACAAAGTAGGGTGAGTTAATATGTGACATTTATATTTCTCCTATTATCCTAATTGAGCTGATTGGTTAGTAAGGTTAAGTTCAAAGATTACCATCTCGGCAGTCTTTGTAGGCTTGATAAGAACTTTGCACCACATCTCATTTCTATCAACTCTGACAGGAGTGTTAGTGGTTTCGTCACAAACAACCTTGAATTGCGTTATTCCTCGTCTACGAGCAATGTCATCCAGAAGAGGATTGACAAGCTGCGCAACCCGAAGCCAAGTAAACTTATCATTAGGCTCAAAAATAAGCCGTTGAGTGGACGCAAGAATTACCTTCTTTATATAGATCATCATGCGCCTAATATTAATTCTATCAAGAGCCGTGGGGGCTCTCTGTGAAGTTCGTTGACCAAAGATAGCTATCCCATTTTGTGGGAAATTAACTATTGGGTTAAGGACATTTCCCCCTGAGTACATCGAGTCCCTATCTCCTTGGTTAAGAATAACTTCAACATCCGTAGGCTTAGTTAATCTTCCACGAACAAAACCAGCAGGAGCGAACCACGGATCAGAGACGTTATCAGTTACAGCCATCTGACGAACACCGTAAATCTCAGGAGCTAACCAGCGATCCTTAGCATCAAATACCTGGAAGACCTTCAACCAGGGCCAGTATATAGCGGCATAGGAGCTGTTAACAGCAGCAGTACGAGTGGTAGCAAATCCATTACTCCAATTAATAGCATCTCCAGTCTTACCTACAGCATAAGGAGGAGAAATACAAGCTAGGAAATCAGTAGTTCTTTCCGCTACAGTAATCAAACCATTCTGAACATTTTGAAGATCCCCTACTCCTGGTCCTGGGGCTAAAGCAATAGAGACGTTTAAAACTGGATCATCAAGAGCTTCTATCCCAGTCTTTCCACCATCCGATTGTACCGACCCTATTATAGCAGTAGCGACATCTGCATCAGAACTAGGAATTCCATTATCCCCAGCAGCTAAGTTATAAGTTCCCTGAACTAACTTAACAAAGCGTGGATTAACCGTAACTCCGGTAACTCCACCCCCCTGACCACCAGTTAAAGTAGCTACTACACCAGTTCCTCCAATCATATCTCTAACACGCTTTTCAAAAGAGGTAAGAGCTGTTACTGAAATATCATCATAAGTTCCTGAAACAAAGTTAGCCGTAACATAATCCGAAGTTCTACCCGTATAAGTAGTGCCTATAGCAGTTTCTAAGAACACAGATGATAGAGCCCCAGCTTTAAAGGATTCAGCAGCAGTACCTAAGTTATTTACTTGTTCTATAGTATTAACACCACCGTTAATTCCTACCTCAAAAGATACACCACTAGTAGAACCATCCGACTTAGTACCAGCATTATACCCATCCCCAGGCCACAAACTCTTAACTTGATAACTAACAGAGGTTGTATCTACACTAATACCAGAAGCAGTCCCATCTGAAGTAGCGGTTCCTGAAGATCCTAAGCCATCCAAAGGAGATAAAGCAGCTACTTCAACCCACGAACCAGCATTATTTAACAACTCCATCTTACATTCAACCGAAGCCGCCCCTCCTGCTGCCATTCCAACAATGAAAGAAGAAGCATCTATACTGCTACTATCAGC